ATCATAATGTTCATTCTTCTTTTCAGAATCATCTTCATTATTAAGAGAAGCTTCAGCTTCAACTTTCATTGCTGCGATTTGCTTTTGAAGTTGTTGGATCATAGCTTTTAAAGCTTCTGTTCCCATTTCTTCAAGTTCTTGTTTTTCTTGTTTATCATTCATAGCTATATCTCCAGCCTGTTCAGATAAAGTTATTGTATCAATTTTGTTGTGAGATTGAGCAGGTCTTGGAGTTAATGTTACTGCTAATAATTGAGCATCTCCAATCTTGCTTCCACCGTCACGAGAAAAGACTTCTCCGTCTATGTATTCAGGAGAGGACCAAAGAACACCCCCTGCACTCTTGACAACTTCAAGCCCCTTTTCATTATAAGCGGGAATTGCATACAAGCCTTCCTCTCTTAATTCCAAGTCAACTATCAATCCAAGAGAATTTCCTGTTTCAGGAGGAGCGGGAGCACCTCCAGAAAATGGGCTTGTTGCATGTTGCCAATCAATGATTACAGGATCTTGTTTTTTTCTTTCCTTGAAAACTCTTACTAGCTCCTTGAGTAGGTCAGAAGATATTTCTCTTCCAATACTATCTCCATTCATACGAGAAGAAACTTGACCTAGTGAAAGAGTTTTAAAAGGCTTTCCAATATGAAGCCCTTCAGGAATTTCATAGTCTGGAGTTGTAGCAAGTTGTAATGCTTCTCCATATGCTCGCAAACTTTGCATTTTATCATCTGCTCTTTTCATTTGATTTACTACTTTCTTACTCCAAGTGTATCCGGGATTCCCTCCCCACATATCCCAAGCTTGTCTTCCTTTTCCGTAGTCTTCCCACGTGCTCCCCTTTTTATCGACTTCATGCCTAGTAAAATAAGCAAGCATTCTTTTTACAGTCGATGGAGAAAGTGTTACTCCGTTTTTTAAGTCTCTTGCTCTTGCAAGTCCAACTTCAGTTCCTCCTCTTTGTGAAGGAGGCTTACTTGCTCTTTTCTCTAGTGCTCTTGTTGCCGCTTCTTGGGCTCCTTTGGGAGGAGTAAAATCAATATGAGAATATTTTTCAGGAATTGCTAAGAGTTCAGTTTTCTTTTCTGTTTTTTGAGGATGGCCACCAGGAAGAAGATCTAAATCAGTTGTGTAAGCTTTTTTCCTTTCACCTGTTCCAACGAGTTTAAGGAAAGCTTTTACACGAGCCAAAGCCCAAGCTTCTCTTGATGTTACGTTTGGTCTATGTGAAGAAGAAAAAGCTCCTGCTCCTCTTCTGTAAACTGCCTTAAGCATACCCAAATCAACTTGCTTTGATTTAGCAGTATACTTTTCATTGTGCTTATCTCTCATATTGCTCAATGATTTTTCAGTTGATTCAGAAACTTTGATATCTCCTCTTGATCCTCCGGCTGATCCTTTTGGATTTGTCTTGCTCCCCTTGATTCTGTCTTTTGGGGGGGCTGGAGTTTGAGCTTTTGTTCTTTTCTTAATCTTCTTAACCATTGCTCTTCCTTCTATTGATTAATTGTTCAGCAAGCAAAGCAGCTCCTGAAGCAGAAGATCCAACTGCAGCTCTTTCAAAAGAATCTCTCTTTGATTCTTCTGATAATTCATTTAATCCTAAAAGATCTCTTAAAATATTTTCATCTGAATTAGTTGGAGTCAATGCTCCACTCTGAACAAGTAAAGGAATCATTTCTAAAGATTCAGCTAAATGATCAGTATCTAATCCAGTGTGAGTTAATCTTGGAAGCTTGGATTGATCCATATAACCGAAGTTAAACTTAATCAATCTTCCTATTGTACCTCCTCCAGGCCTATCTTTTCCGCTTACTTGAGAAGCTACTAAATCACAAAGATTAATTGCTGATCTTCTGAAGATACTTAAATGCACTTCTCCAACTGATCTTGCTCCTGTATCACTTATTCCAAGATTCGTAAATTGAGTAAGAAAAGCTTGACTGATTTGATTATCACAATATTTATTTGTTTCAATTGGTGCTTGTGAATATGAATTGGATTGAGCTGCATATGTATCAAACTTGATCACTTCATTCTCAATTAAATACTGTCGCTCCCCTGCAATCATTGCTTGAGCTTGAGCTTCTCCATCATCAACCATAGCATCAACGTCTCCATCTGAATATCCACCTAATTCAGCCGCTGCTCTGTCAATAGTAATCTTTGGAGTAGGTACTGCATAACGTTCTAAAGCAATAGCCATTAAATTACATGATCTTTGTTTTAATCTCCAAGCCCACCAAACACGCCTTAATAATCCAACTCCTTCAAAGTTTGATCCGGTCCTATTCAGAGTAAGCAACAATAATTTGTTAGATGGTATTGGTTGAGGAGTTGCATTTATTCCAACTGTATTTTGTAGTATTCCATCCAATATTTGACCATCTCTACTTATCCAATCGGAATGAGCAGAGGGCTCCCGATCTGCATAATAATCAAGCCAAATTCTAGTCTTCCCCTTTTTATCAGTGCCTATTTTATATATCTCTTCAGCATATCTGTATCCGATAGGAATAAATTCAAGCAGATAAGCAAGTTGTTCTTCAAAGCTAATTCTCATTTGTCCAGGATATCCATCAAATCCAAAAGCTTCATTTGCAAAATCAGCAAGCTTTTCTGAAGTTGGATCTCCTTCAATTCCCGGTTTAAATCTCCAAGTTGCACTTAATAAAGTCTGTTTAAGTACATACCAAGATTGAGCAACGATTGGATCAGTTCTAAGCATTTCTTCAGCTTCTTTAATCCAACTTAATCCAATCAGATATTTATTTTGCTCATATCCTGAAATTGATCCTCCAGATAATTGAGTTCCAGAAATTCCATATTGATGGAACTTTGGATATAGTGCTCGCATATGTCGCGGTTGATCAGCATACTTCATTCTATTAAGCCTAGTTCTTTATTTTTTCCTCCATATTATCATTTTGATACTGCTATTTGTCAATAATATCTTTTTTATAATATTGCTATCATTATGATAATTAATCTTCTTTGTTATCATTTTGATCAGATTTATTTGAAACAAGCGTGTTTGCTATTTCCAGAAACAATTCAACAGAAGCAAGATATTCAACTTCATCAAACTCTTGCTTTGCTCTTTCGAGCAAGTGCTTACTTAAATTAGTTATTGTATCTGCTTTTGATTTATTCATTTAAATTGACTCTTTGAATTTATTGATTACTTCTTGTCTTACTCTGTAATATCTTCCATTTATACAATTCTCTATTATTCCTATCTCTTCACTGATTTCTTTAGAAGTATATTGAAGCATCTTATGTATGAATATGCTTTTGTATTTCTCATCAAGTGAATCAAGGATTTGATTATAAATGTCTTTATAGTGAAGATCATTTTCAATATCTTGAGTTTTCAATAATCGTTCAGCATAGATTGCTCTTTTCCTGCTTCTCGAAAATGAATCCCTGTTGATATTTGAATTGATTCTGAACATTGTGACTTTAGCATACCCAAGAAAATTCCTATTCTCAAAATCATCATATCTTATCATCTTAGCAATGGCTGAATGAAGAAGATCTTCAGCAAGATCCTTTTGATTAGTCATTTTAAAAGCAATTGAATACAGTTCTCCGCTTCGATAATGTTTATCAATCAACTGTCTTAATTTCATCAGAAGCCCCTTCTTCTAAAAGTCTTAACTTCTTTTCTTGGTGCTATTGATCTTCCTTTGGAATACGTTCTTGTTGTTTCGGTCCAGTGATGAACAATGCAATCATATCTAAGAGCATCAAGAGGATCTTCTCGCCCGTCTTTTTTTGGCTGTTCTTTCTTATCCCAAGCATAACTTAAAAGAGCTTTTCTTATACTATTTCCAATAGCTCTTTCTCCTCTTTCCCATACCTCACGAGTAATCAAATACTTGTTAGAATGAAATGCTCTTTTAAGCCGTTGAACTCCATTTAAAATATCAGTTCTTACAGGATCAGTAGTTGATCTTAATGCAATTCCAATTCCTCCATCCTCAGGACGTCTACGAATTAATTTAAATGCTGATAATCCTGTTTGATCACTTCTCGCTCGTCCTGCCTTATCAGCTGCTCCTGAATCAATCCAAATTCTTTTTCCTTCAGCTTTTGCCTTCAATGATCTGGGATAAGCAACCT